GGATAGTGGTAGTAAAGTCAATTCTAACTTTAGCGGTATAATCATCTGTTCCTGCTCCCGCTACTCTAAATACTCTATCATCATTATCAGTTACTAATGTGCCCTCACCTTCTTCAGCTTCTGCTAATGGAGTTATTATTATACTGTCTATCCTCAAATTAGGTATATATTTTTGTACTTGTTCTCTTATCTCCGCTTCTATAGAATCAAAGGTAATGGTGTCTAAAGGTTCAAATATATATTCATATAACCTAGTCCCATAATCAGGTAAAAAATACCTCATTCCTTTTCTAGTTAAAAGAAGGTGTATTAAGTTTGCTCTAATTTCTTCCTCTGGGGTGTCAGTCAAATCAAACATATATCCCAATCTGCTTTCAGAAAAGGGAAAATTCATACCATATGTTCCAAATTCGGGCATATTATTGTTTTCTTATAAATACTTCAAACATTAATTTGTTTTGGGTTTGGGGTTGTTCTTCTGGTGAGGTGGCCAATATGCACAATGTTTGCATCCGTTACCACAACAATATCCTCTTTTAAGGTGGTATTGTTCTGTCATTACCATTTTACCATTTTCCCAATAAAAATCCCCTGTCTGATATTTTGGTTTGATAAATTCTTTGTAATGTAATTCGCTAATCCAATCATCCGTTCGTCTCATTTTTAACTTCTTTTACTTCTTCTTTATGTCCACAATGTGGACATAAGATTAAACCCTCTTTAGATAAAAAATGGTGGTCTGAAATAGTCCACCATTTGTTACATTTACCACAATTAAAGTGGTATAAAATTTCTTTACTAAATTTGTGTTTCATCTAATTCTACTTTCTCTAACTCTTTTAAATCTGTATCAATTTCACAACTTCCTCCTGCACACGCTAATTCACCAGATAAATTAGTATTGTCGTCTAACTCAACTACTTTAGATAAATTAACTTCAGTTAAAGTTTTTAACATTTCATAATAACGTTCCTCCTCAATGTCCTCAAATGGTGCTTGAGTGTAAGTTCCACCATTATACGGTAAAACTGATAGACCGTTATAGAATTTTCTATTTTCCCACATCCATTCACCTGCTGGGTCCCATTCATGTTCTCTTAATGAAATTGTTGCAGAAACATTATGACTATTTGAACCTTTTCTATGTCCAGCATTTACCCATTCACTTGCAACTTTTTTAACTCGTTCTAGGAGTTGGAATGGTGATTCTGTTCTCATAATTGAACCTTGTGGTGCTTTTTGTGGGATAGAGATTACTGCAGTATCATGTGGTCTAAAGTATTCATCTTCTACTAATTCTGGATGGTATACTTTTAAATAAGTGTAAATTGCTTCATTCTTACCAACTCTTATTCTTCTAATATAATAATCATTATGCCAAGCATGAATACCTGAACTTGTACCTAATGTTAGTGATGTTGTTCCTGCAGGTTTTACTGTTGTTGTTCTTGCTGCTTGGTTTATCCCTATTAATTTTGATATCCTTGTGTTTTCTCTTTTAACAAGACTAGCGGCTTTAGACATGTCGTGACTCAATACTTTTCCTGAACCAATACCTGTCATTGAAACACCGATTAAAGCGTCTTTTTCTGTTGTTTCTCTCCAGACATCTCTTAGATAGTGGAAAGCTGTATATCCTGCTTGTAGTGTACCTATAAAGGCTGCCACTTTAACTCTTTCATTTAAATCTTCTTGTGATTCTATATTACTTACATTTACTTCACATAGGTTACAGAACTGATATGGTCTTAATGCAATTTCACAACACGGGTTTGTTCCCCAATCTTTATCATTATTAAGATATATTCCAGGTTCTCCCGCTCCCGATAACTCAACTCTTTTCCATATATCCATAAAAAACTCTTTAGTTATTTTATGTCTCATAAGAACTGCTGAATTATTTGCTCTACCTCTTTGTGGGTTTAATTCCCACCAATTACCAGCTTTACAACCAATCATTGCATCATCATCTGCGGAGAATAAACTAATTAGTGCAGCTCTTCTAATACCTCCTGCTAATACCGCATCTGCTATATAACAAATAATGTCATGAACCTCAATAGTGGTTAAATGGTCACCGTTTTCTTTTTGATTTAATAATCCTTCTATTTTAACCAAACATTCTTTTAGTGGTTGAGGTCCTGGTGCTTTACCTCCAGATGTTACAAGTCTTGCTCCTTTAGCTCTAATATCTGAAAAGTCAAATTCCACTCTACTGCCTCCACCATTCATGTATGATTTCATAAGAACTTTAACGGAATCAGCCCAACCTTCTATTGAATCACCAATTAAAAATCTTCTTTTTCTTTTTGCATATGGTTTTTGTATGTTTGGTAATTGATTAACGTGATGTTTTTGAACGGAATATCCAACCCCTGTACCCCCTAACAATAGAAACATTGTTTCACTAAATGAATCAATATGGTCTATTGGTAAATAAGCACAGTTATATATTCTGTTTGGACTTATTTCAATCGGTTTTCCACCGAATTGCATGGACCTCATTGATGGAAGTACTTTCTTATCGTATACTAGTTTATATTTTTCATTAATTTCATCCTTTAATTTAGGGTATTTTTTAATATGCATATTTTTATTTCGAGTAACTAGTTCTTCCCACGTCTCTCTTCTGTTTATCTCGGGCAAATATTTTGCATACTTCATGTATACTGTAATATCTGATAAAATTTTTGATGCTATTTCCATATTCTACTTTTTAAAATTTATTTATAATTATGTCTTAATTAACCGTTTGGTTGGTTAATTGTTTGGTTTCTTCTTTGCATTGCTGCTCTCACTCTTAATGCGTTTCTTTCTTCTCGATTGTGTTCTAAGTCTAGTAGTGTTTGTGATTGTTCCGTACTAATTTCTAAAAATTCGTTATCGAATTTACAATTTTCAAAAACTATACCGTCTTTCCCTATTCGGGATTTGGTAATGGCAATCGTTGCTAAACCTAATTCTTTTTGTTGTAGGGATTTTGCGATAGATATTATCACGTGACCTACTTGGGCTTTTTTGATGGACCCACCCATCATGTCTGTTGTAACAACATCGGAACTAATAGAAGTACGATTTCCTTGTGCAGCTGTCCATCCAACTACATTTAGTTCACTACACATTGCTTCAAACTGTCTCATCACAGAACCTTCACCTTTCCATTCATCTGAAAAAGCTCTATCTGGTAACAAACAATCAATATAGTCTAACACAACTAAATCAATCTTTACATCTTCTGCCATTAATTTTCTTACCCTATTTTTAATTTGAGCCATTGTCATAGTGTCTGAAGGTAATTTTTCTAAAAGTAATTTACCTCTTCCCTGATATTGTGAAATTTTTTCTAATACTTCTGTTTTCCTTGCTGCTTGTTCTTTAGAAGAAATTCCTGTCCAACAAGTTAAATGTTTTCTTTGTATAATTTTAGGGTTGTCTTCAAAAAATATTTGTAAAACATTAAAACCTAGGTTATATGCAGAATTCGCAACTTTAGTAAGAATAGTACTCTTACCAACACCTGTTGGTGCTAAAAATACACCAATTTCTCCTTTAGCTAATCCTCCGTCTAATAAATTATCTATACCCACAATTCCTGTCGGTACTGGTTCTCTAAAATCGTCTTTTAATACTTCTTCTAAACTACTAAAAGCATCTATGGTAGATTCATCTATTTCACCTACTTGTATCGCCTCTCTAATATACTCCTCACAACGGTCATAAGCCTCAAAATCACCATCATCTAAGATTTTATTAACTTTTGTAATTGCTTTTTGGAGTTCTTGTTGCTTACAGAATTTTAAAGACTTTTCTTGTACCCATAAATGGTCCTCATATGGACAATCCTTAATATCTTTTAACATATCAAAGATATTTGTTCTTGCCATTTCTGAACTTACTTCAATTCTTGTAATTTGGTCTAATGCATCAAATGATGGTGGAACATTGTATTTTTCATGATATTCCTTAATCATTTGCATTACTAACTTAAAGTATTGGTTATCAAAATATCTTGCCTCAATAACTTCTACGATAGAATTAGTAAAATTCTTATCTAAAATTAGTTGATTTAGTAATTTAATTTGAAAGTTATATCCTAGATATCCAAAGTTATTTTTTCCACTCATTTGTATTATTTTTTGCGTATTAATAAATAGTATCTCATTTGTATAAGTCTATGACTTTTACAGGTTTTTTCAATGACAATGTGTCACTCAAATCACCTAATATCCTTGGTATCATTGGTCTAATATCTACCGTATATCTTACACGTGTTGGGTAACAATTTGAGGGGATAAAAGTGTGAATAATGTTCTTCCCGTCTTTTCTAATTTCTATCTCAAAC